GAACAGGATGTGTCCGACCAGCACGTTGCGGGCAGCGACCCATCGCGGGACGTTTGGCATGTTCACAGATGTACGCTTCCTTCGAGACGGCGTCTCATTTTGATGAGGGTGGATTCGGGCACGCTGTGCACGCTTGTGTTGCCGTGTCGATTCTCGACTACGATGCTCGTGAACAGCATGTTGCGATCTCGGCATGCCTGCATGTACGGCTCCAGCTCTTTGTTAGAGGTGAAGGTGTTGTGCACGACAACATTCCAGCCCTCGTCGAGGAGGCGACACGTCTCGTCGAGGCACCAGGCATGTGCAGTGCTCAGCTTTGTCGGATCGAAGCATCCGTTGTTGTAGAGGTCGAACCAATCGTCGGCCGCGCGGACCGCCGTGTTGGGCATGAGCTGCAACGTGCGGGCGAGCGTGGTCTTGCCGGAGCCGGGCAATCCTCGTACCAGATAGAGGTGCGGGTGCGGAGGCGGAATGAGATGCGGGCGCATTTGCTTAGGGTCTCGTGGAAGAGTTGGTGATGTCAACCGAGCGCGTCCAACACGATCCGGCGATCTTGTTCTTCGAGAGACACGAACTGCTCGAACGACATGACGTCTCTCAGCTTGTCGAAGACCGGCCAGAATTCTTCGTCTGTGAACGCAAGCCGAGCTTTGCTGGGATTGTCCCAGATTGCACGTAGCTTAGGGCCCCCGACGCGCATCAAGAACTTGCGGGTCTTGTATGCTCTCGTCTTCAACTTCGCGACGAACTGGCGAGTGTCGTCATCGAACAGCATGAACCCCTCGATGTTGTCGAGCTGTCCGGCCAATTCGATAGCTCTGCGGCCCGACATCTTTGCGACCAGCAGCTCCCCTATGTTCGGAACAATGTCGCCGCGGGCATGTCTGTCGCTGCTCGGAGAGATGAGCCGCGAGCCGAGATAGTGGGCGCCGAGTTTCTCAGGCATGACGTGTGGGTCGTCTTGATGCACAATTTCGTACAGCCACGTTTCGTCTTCGAAGGGGAAGTGCTTGCGGCCCACAGCATCCGCCTCCAGCATCTCGCGGGCCATCTTAACGTATGGTGAATCAAACGATCCAGTCGTCGTGATGAGGGCTTCGCCCGTCAGCGGGTTGCGCGAAACGGACGCCATGAAGCCGTTGATCTTGCGAATCACAGTGTAGTGTCTGTCGGGATCGATCTTGACGTCCGTCTCGCCGTCGTTGAACACCTTACGAAACGGAAGCACGGCGATCTCGGTCTTGCCTGTCTTCACGGGATTGGTGAACACGATGCCGCGAGCCTCGAGCAGGGCAGGCGACAGATCCCACGACCCCTTGTAGAAGACGTCGCGAGTGTACTTGAACATGATCAGCGTCTGGTCATGGTTGAACCGGATGTGCACAAGACGAAGCTGCACCAGTCGGAGCAGCTCGCTGTACAGCGCTTTCGGGTCTTCGAGAAGGTTGGTCATTTGCGGCCGATCCACGTGGCTTGCTCTGGAGATGCGATTAGCGTATACGCGCCCTTATTGTACGCCGGAGCGACGCATTTCTTCTGGCGCTCGATTTGAAGTTGTGCTGCAGCCTCGCGATCAGCCATCTCGCCCTCATATTGCACCGATGAGGGCGCGTTCACCGGGCCAATTCGATCGACGCCGAGTGAACTGATGTGGCTGTGAGAAGGAGCTCGGAAGGGCTCAGGTCCGGCCGGCTTCTTCTCGACGAATGGTCGGGGCGACCTTTTCGTCGATGGGCCTTTACTCTTCTTCAACTTGCGAAAGGAGCTTCTGACATAGACGAGCATCGTCTGTTTCCTATCCGAGGAGCCAGTGGTCGTTGGTTTTCGTCGCCTCTTTGAGGGGAGGCCGGTGACCTTCGACGAATGCCATGTTCGTTGCGGTCTCACGAACCTCGACGCGATAGCACCACAGACGATCAGCTTCGCCTGGGCCCCACATGTCGGGGATGAACACAGTATTGATGTACTCGTAGATCAGCTCGGCAATGCTCTCGCATCCGAGGCGAGGTAGGACGTTCACCTTGGCGAGACCTTTCTTGCCGAGCTCGAGAAGCACGGGAAGCTCAGGGTCGTCCTCTGCGACAAGTAGGACATGGTCGAACTGATCCTCAAGTCGCTCTCTCAGCTCACCCATGCCACCGTAATCGGCGGCCCAGTGTCGGACGTCGAGGCGGTTGGTGCCGAAGTGCAGCTTTACGGACAGTGCATATCCGTGGATCAGATTGCAGTGACTGTCAGCACGCCATTGACGATACGCGACAGGAAAAGCGTCGATGAATTCCTTCGTCGAGGTGTACTTGTACATCATAGATGGCCTCATTACTCGACAAAGCGTGACAGATCGGGCGGGCGATACGAACTCGGCTTGAGCACCTTTGAAGTGATCTGACAGCGCATCACACTGCCGTCCGGAGCGATCTTGGTCATGTTGGAATCGTGCACCTCTTTGAAGCATCCGTTCGCGTCGATGCCGAACGCAACTGCAGCGCCGTAGACGACGTACAGCAAATCGGTGATGGCGTCGGCGACTCCGATCATGTCGACCTCGTCGATCGCTCCTTCGAGCTCATTGAGCTCTTCGCGAATCAGCTCGACGCGCAAGCTCGCAACCTTCTCTGTCGGCCACGTCGGCCGCTGAGGCACATCCTGGCCCATCGTCTGCATGAACTGCCGGACGAGATCGAAGTTCGTTGGTCGATCATTCGCATTCGACATCGTACTCTCCCTTCTCGACGTGCGGCAGGATGTGGTCGTTCGGGCGGATCAACACGTCGGCCACACAGTAACCTTCGGTCGCGTTGAAGCTGCGATCGCACTCATACAGCATCTCGGCAAGGTCAAGACGAGTCAGTCCTCCGGAGCCAGGAATGTCCTGGCCGGCACCGGTGATCAGCATGAAGCCGGCGGTCAGTCCGATGCCGGCGCATACGGAGAGGAAAATGGTCGGAAGGCGCGATTTCATCAAATGGCTCCTGTGAGTGAAGGGTGATGCATCAGCCGATCGTCCTCAGATCGACGGTCGCTGATAAAAGTGAGAGCGGTCAAACCAACCTCCAAATCCAAATAAGAGTTGAATTTCAGCGGCTCGGGCTAACATATGCTAACGGGTACGTATTCGCCACCCACAACAGCTGGTGCAATGCCCGCATGAAAGACTCATACGTGCCCCATCCATTCGAAGGAGCAAGCTGCTTCAACTTCTCTGCATGCTCGACCATCCGATCGATGCCGGCCAGGAGAGCCGGCCGAAGGTCACGAAGCTGCCGCGATGCCAGTTCATCTGGCCGCCAGACGACTTCATACAGGCCGGCAGCCTTGGCCATCGGCACGAGGTTGTGCGTGATGTTGATGGTGTCGATGTCCAGCGGATACGCGTCGTCGACGTCTGCGTAGAAATAGAGGGTCAGACTCATGCTGGCTGTTCCTTCGAGGAGAGCTTTCTCAGATTGGATTCGGTCTTCTTGAGATCGGCCGCTTTGCGATGTCGCTGCAGACGCTTGATCGTTTGTTGGAGAGACGCAATCGCTCGAGCGTACGCGTCGTCGACGGCAATTGCTTGGGCAATGCCTTCGTCGAGCAACTGGGGTGTGGGCACGTTCATCGTCCGAACGCGCGAAGCTGTCCACATCAACGACGCCGTCGATGTGCTGAGCTCAGTCTGAAGCTGGTCGAGTTGTACCTGAAGTCGACTGAGCGTTCCGGTCAAAGTGGTCATGCTGTAGTGTTCCTTTCAACGTGTGCACATCTTACACAGAAAGGTTGGTCAGGTCAACGTCCGCATCAATCCGGCGTCAACAGCCTGAGCTTGACAGCCTCATCATGTAACTTGGCCTTGAGGATGGGCGATCTGCGAATCAACGACTGCACGGTTTCCATCTCGAGACCAGAAGCCTCGGCCGCTGACATGATGGCTTCTATGACGTTCAAGCCACGCTCAACATGATCGTTGACGGCGGCCGAAAATGTGCTGGGAGTGATTAGAGTAGCAGGCGCATTCATCCGCGTGTTCTCCTTGGATCAGCCTTTGCGAAGAACAGGTGTCCGTCAATGGTCGCAGTGGGTCTCAGTCTCTCGGCCCACCCAGGACTCACGGTCGTGTTGTGGAAGTGTGTGGCGCCGTCAACAAGGTCCGGCAATGTGTTGCTGTGCTTGAAGTTGAGCATCACAAACTGGGCGAGGTCGAGCGATCGAGCGTATGCTGTCCGATCGTGGATGAAGTGTGGCTCGCAAGCCCACGAGAACTGACAGACGAGACCTCCTGCACCCTGATACACCACGCCGCATACGGTGCTGGGATACGCCGAATGCCGAACTCGGTTGACAACGACCTGGGCCACGGCGATCTGGTTGGCCACGCTCTCGCCTCTCGCCTCGAAGTAGATGGCGTCAGCAAGACATCGCACCTCGTTTAGTGGTGTCGGGGCGGACCGGATTCCCGTCGCGATGTTAGGAGCTGGGAGAGGAATTTCTGCGACGTGGGCAAGAGCTGGTCCTGCGGTCGGGTGTTGCGGTGAGCCGCCTTTCAGGTAGAAGTTTGTGATGGCCGAGGCGAGCGCGAATACTACCAGCGCCAATGCAATCGCCAAGAGCGTCAACGAAAGAGTGCGGAAGTGTCTGTTCATCGAACGTGGTCCTCATAGACACGAAAGGCCTCCTCAGGAGGCCTTTCGAAGTGGTCGTTCCTATGTGGGAAATCTCACCGGACTGTCGGGTTGGTCCCGAACAGGGCGGCCGCCTGGTAGGCAAAAGCGATCATCGATCGCTTCGGGGTGCCGAGTCGATACGACACGCGGCCGCGCGAGTCGCGATTGGTGTAGATGCAATTGCCTTCGTTGCGGAGGCGATTGATCACCGCACGGTATCCGGGGATGCGGAACTGATTGCGGAGTTGATTGCTGGTCAGGCTGCGTCCAGCCTGAAGCGACTGGAGAACGATCTCGTTCTGGGTACGGTTGCTCATTGTGTATCCTCATGTTGGGAGCCCGACGTGATCACGTCAGGAGTCGACATCGTCCGACAGCGACGATGGTGGATCAACGGCCCGTCTTGTTCCTGAACAGGTCGCGTCGAATCTTGAGTTGTTCGAGAAAGGCCGCCGTGCGAAACCGGAACTCTTGGGCGGTCGCCGATCCCTCGACAGCAATCCAAATGCGTCCTTCGGGAATCAACACGCCTGTCATGTCATAGTGCATCGCCGCGTACGCGGCGATCTGGATGAAGTAGTCTCCAATCCACTCTTTGCGTTTTGGCTTGCGGGAGTTCTTGAAGTCGACGATGGTGGCGACGCCGTGACAGCTAGCAATACAGTCGACCCTGCCGGCGATCTGCAGTCTGTCCGAATACATCGGGACCTCTGTTCCCCACAGCTCGGTGACATGCGCATCGACGAGAGGCTTGATTGCACTCCACATCTTGACAGCGTCCGCTCCGACGCCATGACCTTCATTGTCGAAGAAGGACTGGTTGCCGATCATGTAGTTCTCGGCAATCGCGTGTAGCTGAGTGCCACGACGCGTCGAATTGGCCACCACGCGGTCAGCCTCCGCATTGCCGACTCGAGATCTCCAGGATTCGAGAGCAGCAGCATCGCCGTCAGACTTCGTCTCTGACAAGATCGTCGTGATCGACGGATAGACGTTGCCGGCCGGCGTGATGTAGTGCCGGCGATCGTCGATGGTGACCGTCTCGAGGTCGCTGGGATAGTCCGGGCGCCGACGGAACGGAATCGGAGGAGATGCGACGACGATCGAATCACCCGACATGGCGAGGCCTGCAAACTGACGTGCCATCCTCGTACCGAATTCGAGTCCAGTTCAGGTCTGCGTCGACGATAGGAGTGTGATGAGGTAGGCGCACAAAACGCGTCGCGAACACTCGAAGTTGAATCCCACCGGATGGTCCACGAGCCAGGCTGTTGGCAATGCATCTGACAGCGGGAAGCACGTCGTCGTCCTCTGACATCTCAACGGCTATCAGCCCACGTGAACGGAGTGTCCTGATTGTAGGATCGGCAGGTACGGCGCCAGTCCCGCCATGACGGATCCACCGAATGGATCCAGGTCGACACTTTCTGCTCGATTCGGAGAGGATGTGGGCCTTCAGAACCGCCAGCAGGCCTGTATAGGGGTCCTTGTATAGGACCCCATTGACGCTGATCAGCGTGTGCATAGTCAAACCCACAGTGAACGGAAGTATTTGGCGAACATCTCAAGGCCCTCTTGGATGAGAGCGTTGCGTTCGCGGTCGGGCCCGACCACGCCCATCTCGACGTCGTCGAGCTCGACGACGATCTCGAACGCACGCTGCATTTTGGCGAGCACATCGTCCCACTGTTCGTAGGTCTCGAGGTCGCTCGGGTGGCTGCGGACCACTTGCGAGTCGCGTCGAAGCCGCGCGATAGCAGGTGCAATCACCTTGGCGAGAGTGTAGTCGAGCGACCACGTGTCGTAGCTATGAACTCGAACGACCTCTTGGCGGGGGCGACGGCGGTGGTCCTTGTAGGGACCCATACGAACGAACATAGGAAACTTCTCTGTGCAGGCATTGAGAGTTGCAATGTAGCACCAACATCACGACGGGATCAACGGCCTGACCAATCCACGATCCTCGAGGTCGAGGCGAGCAACGATGTACGACCGCACGAACGCTGACCTCACAATGTCTGCCACGCCAAACTCAATGACCTCGAATTGGTCTTGCATTGCCGAGGCGATCTTGAAGAAGTCTGTCACTCCCGACCTCTCCTTTTTGAGGTCGCACTGACGAATGTCGCCGCAGACGATCAGCTTGCACCCATCGCCGAGGCGAGTCACAACAGTGTTGAGCTCTGCGTCCGTCATGTTTTGGACCTCGTCGACGATTACGACAGCGTTCCTCATGGTCGTGCCACGAACAAAAGAGGTCGACAGAAACTCGATGTGACCTGTCTTGGTCAGCACGTCGTACGCATCGCCTCTGCCAAACAGCTCCGAGCAGATCTGACGATACGGCGATTCGTAGATGGCCATTTTCTCCTGGATGGACCCAGGCAAGAACCCTACGTCTCTCGTAGGGACTGTGCTGCGGACAATCGCTACCCGTTCGAACGGAGTCCCTTGCTGCTCTAGCACGTCGCGGAGGCCGAGGTACATGGCCAGGAAGCTCTTGCCCGTGCCGGGCGATCCATGGAGTAGCAGATGAGCGTTTGGATATGCCTCGAACGCCTGGCGTTGCGTCTCGGTGCGAGGGCGAACCTGGCAGAGGTTCAGGCCTGTGTTGCTCTGTTTGCGCCTACCAAGCGAAGACTTCTTGCCCGATCGTTTGAGTTCGCGGTTGCTAGTGGCGTGCGAGGAGACATCTTCATGGTCTAGACGAGCTCGGGTTGGTGACATCCAAAGAGAGCCTTCTTAGAGAGAACGAATGGCAGATCACACCTCACTGCCGCGTCTTGATGGTATTGCTCCTGCCAGATCCTGCTTTCACGCGGGACAGCACTTCGTTAAATCCATGGTCAATTTTGCGAATGCCCAGCGCCACCGGGTTTCCGCAGGCAATCGGAGTGCTGTAGTGAGGCTGAATGTGTGGATTGGATGCGATGTATTCGTCGCGGCTCGAGATGCTCATGTTGAGCTCGAACACCTCGCCGGTCGTTGTGTCTTTGAACTCGTAGAGAGGCATATGTGTGATCAGACCGCAGGAGCTGATGGTGGGTCCATATCATCAGGCGGCCACTGGCGACGAGGCGCTTTCTTAGACGAAGCCGGCTTGGCCTTCTTGGCCCTTTTCTTGGATGGGAGCGGATACGCCCTGCCCGAATGGATGACGCCATCGTCGTCAATGACGATCACTCCAGCTTCAGCCATGTTCTCGACCAGATCTTGTTGTCCGCGGCCGCGGCCATAGATGTAGCAATAGTATCCCCATACGGCCAAGATGACCAGAGCGACGAAAAGCAGCAGTGCGAATTCTGCGGTCATGGGAGATGAATGTCCGATAGGTCTACGGGGTTGTATGGGTACGCATCGTCGACAAGAGCGTCGAGGTTCTTCGAGCGAAGAGCGTTGTCAAAGTTTCGCTGGGCCCTCTTGTCCGTCGCCAAGGCACGCTTGACTTTGGATGCGACGTGGGACGAGGTGTCGGTACGTTGGTCGTTTCGTGACCGCTGTGGCAGAGTCATGTTTAGGCTGTCTTGGTAGGATACGCCGCCATTATTGCACGATCGGGCCACGCTGCGGCGACGTGATGTCCCGTGATTCGCTTGAACGGAGACTTGCGCTCTTTGGCTGCTGCAACCAATGCAGCGTCGCCTTCGTCGAGGGTCTCGAGCAGTCGAACAAATGCCATCTCGCGGTGAATGCTGGCAAGCTGCTCCGGTCCGCTGCGCTTCCAGAGGAGCGGAATCTTGCGACACTCCCGATGGATAGCCGAAGGGGCGTCGAACGTCGATGGCTTGAACGGAGGCAGGCCTTCAGGAAGGTCCCACATGATGTCTGGATGGAACATTCCCATCAAGACAATCTTGCCGGCCGGTGGTAGGCGGCGAAGCAGGAAGGAGATCGATTCGTCGCTGATCTGCAGGTTGTCTATGTCGAACAACATAGCCGACAACGAACGGTGCACACCAATGTCGATGGGACGATTTTGGTACGAGGACGGTGTAGCAAATGTCATTCAGAATTCGCCTAGGTGTTCGGTGAGCAAGGAGAGACGATGTTGTATGAAGAAGGACAGCAGTCTGCGCCGGCGACGTGTACACTCGGCGGAATCGAGCGTATTTAGCTGGGTGTTGTAGCTATCGACGATCTGAATGTCGACTTCGGGGCACTGATTGCCGATCAGGTCAATGAGCCTTTCGTTGCGGTCATAGAACGGCGCGTGGCGTACGAGCTCCTCGTGGTCTGTCTCGAGCAGCAGCTGACGCTTCAAGTTCGCACGGAGGGTGACTTGTCGCTTATCGGGATTCACGAAGACGTCGTCGGGCGACAGAGCGTTTGGAATTCCATCGCCAGCATCGCCCTCGAGAATGTGGCGCTGGCGATACTGCCAGCCGTCTTCCTCAGGAGGAAGGCGAAACATCTCGCCTATCGCGGGTCGGAATTGGTCGACGAAAGGGTGAGCCTGGAGCTGTAGAAAGTCGCCATCGCCCGACACGATCAGGACACGGCGTCCGTGCAGCGAGCGGATGGGTCCGAAATCGCAGTCAGATTGCGTCGCGGCGTGACGTCGAACCAGAGAAGCGATGACGTCGTCGCCTTCGGCCCCCTCGACCTTGATCACAGGATATGGGAAGTTTCCCGAAAGCTCGGCAAGGACGGTGTCCATCCATCCGTGGACGATCTTCCAGTCGACGGCTGATGCCTCGCGATGCTTTTTCCGTCCTTGCTTGTAGAATGGAAACACGTCTCTCCTCCATGACCGCGGATGGTCGCAGGCAATCACCAGATCGCCGTATTGATCCATGCGCTTCCGATAGAAGCGGAGAGCGTTCAACACCATGTGGCGGAAGAAGTCAATGCCGACCTGGTCGATCGGCTTGCCCATTCGAGCAGCGTACCCATGAAGGCTTGAGATGGCCGTGTGACTGAAATCTACGAGGATCATTGGTCTGCGCTCATGTTTTGCCACGCCCTTACGATGGCGCAGCACAATCCGAACAACGCTACCAACACCACCCATCCCCAGAACGTCGTCAGCAGTCCTACTAGCGTGGCGACGGTGCCGTGTGAGCTCGCATGCACAGCTATACCCACAAGGACGGTAATGATGACCACGGCAAGGCGGACTACTCGGTTGATGGCTCTCTCGTCAGCAAGGCAGCAATCGCAAATCCATACGGTCTCTGTCTTGTACAGATTGCGAGGCGAACTGATCGAGCGGCGGCCGCCCGAGCCGTCGGTTCTCTGACTGACACCCCATCCCCACCCGACAGCTCCCGATTTGCGGGTCGTCTGACGAGGACTGGCTTCGGTCTTCGGAATGATGGCATGACAAACGTTACATTCGCATGTCGCAATGCGTCTCTTGGTGCTCATTAGCTGAAACTGTCCGTGTGGTTGCAGGAATACACAGGCACAAACAAGGGACCGCCGTAGTGGGGAAGGATCTCGAGTTGGCCTCTGTCGAATCCGTCTTCCACCAGTCGAGTCAGCTCACGGATTGCATCGCTGCGATTGTGGATCTTGCGCCCTTCGCCGTCGTGAAAGAGATCCATCGTGCGTCGGTTGCCGAGGCGAACAGTAATGCTGTAGCAGTCAGGCGTAGCCATGATGTAGTTCCTCTTCGTGGTTAGACGGTGTGGGTCGACACGATGACCGTCGACGACGTGATTTTGGAGCTGGCCCTGTTGGGCTTCGTCTTCAATACGCTCTCGACGATACGCACGACCTCTTCGAAGGACGCTTTTGCGAGCTGCGGAACGTAGCGCGACGCTTGCTTCACTCTGCGAGAGATGCTCAGCGACTCATCGACACCGACGATCGACTGCCCCTTGATGGTCAGGGTCTGGCCGGATGTGGCGCGGAGCAGGTGGATCGTGTTCGTCTTGGCATTGAACAACACTGCGGCAGTCGATCCAAACACACGCTGCGGGTTGAGCGAGCGTACGCGGGTCGTAACACATTCACTCAGATACGTGAGTGCGCCGACAGCGGTCGCCATGTTGCGAGTCTCGCGGAGCGATGGCGTAGCGGCACGTTGGCCTGTGCGAGCCTTGCGTGCTCGCTTTGCGTTGCCATGTAGAGTGTCGACGTCCGTCTGGACGAGATTGAGGTACTTCTGGATCGCACGGAACCTGCGCTTGAACCTCAAGTTGTAGTACACAGCGACGTCCGGAGTATCCAGCGACTCATGCTTTTCGATGGCATCTTCGACCCACGATGACACGGCAGCCAACTGTTGGGGAGACAGGTTCTGTTCAGAAAGAAAGGCGTACGGCGAGATCAACGCCGGCTTGTCGCTGGCTACGACAAGATCGACCTGACCGTCCAGAAAGCCGATGACGTCGCGGAGGTGTGAGACGTGTCGAGGAACTAACCGGGCCCGGCGCTTGCTGGCTACGACCTCTGACCATCCGTCGACAGCCTGCTCGAGTTGGCGGCGCAGATGGGCAATCGCAGCGGTAGGCAGGGAGCCTACAACGCCAAGACGGCATAGCGCATAGTCGGTAGGAGTCAGCAAGGACTCGCTGCGGCGTGCGTGCGCAATCTGTGCAGGCGTATAGCCAACAGTCGCCATGTACTGGGACACGAACGTCTCGAGATCTTTGAGATCGAGTTCCTGTGCAGCCCAATTCAGAGCTCGAACGATGTCCAGCTTCGTCGATCCCTCGCTCAGCGTAGGGCCCAAGGTACGCATAACATTCCGGACTGACCGAGACGTAGTCACAGAGTTGATCTCCTCATTTCGTTGGCACACTATAACACCAACGAGTTGGTGAAATCAACGGGCAGAGGGACGCGACGAATGGATTGCGCGCATGAACTCTTCGTACGAGACCAGGGCGCGATTCACACCGTCTTGAGCGTAGAAGCTTCGGCCGTTGGCCAACGGCATCGCTGCCCACTCCTTGGCGACGTTGATTGCGAACTGCTCTGCGGACAGCGTTCCGGCGACAAAGCGATCATAGCCGCGGCCTCGAAGCAACTCGAGGGCCATGCGGTCTTGCATCGGAGGATCAAAGATTGCAGCGTTTGGATCAAGTCGCATGTTGGTGATCAGCGACCGAAGCGTCTTCCTGATGATCTGGTACTTGCCGACGGCCGTCGAGATCGACCGACCCTGTCGGCGGCGTTGATCTGCTAGCATGCGAGTCATCAACTTCTGCACATTGGTCAGATTCATGGTGGTCAGTTCCGGGACGATGCTGCCGCCGAAGATGATGTTGTAGTTACCTCGCGATTCGAAGCGGGCAATGAAGTCGAGAAGGTCTTGGGCTGGATGACGTTGTGGTGAGTTCATGTGGTCTCTCGCACTGTTAGGCTATGGCGCCGACGTCGTACGTTACGACGGCTGGAGGGGTGGTGACGCGTCGAGGGGTCTGTTGCATTGCGTTTGCCTGTCCTCCGACGACAGTTGTCGGAGCGTTTGTTACAGGTGCAGACACTATGGTCACCCCTCCACCAGCTGCTGTCGAAGCAGCCGATGTTGCGGTCGAAAGGGCAGATCCAGCGCTGCGAGAAAGTCCTGCCAGGCCAGCGGACGACTGATCGGCGACTGCCAGCAACGCCATCTTCTCCTTCGTGGCGCGTGCTAGCGTGCCTTCACGCATGTTTGCGCTGGAGCTTTTGAACAGCGTCGCGTTGTTGGCCTTTTTGTGTCCCTGTACGGCCTTGATGGCTTCGGCATCCGACATGCCGCTGTGCAAGCCTGCATTGCCGAGCAAGTTCACCGCACGCCTTGGCCCAAACTGTACGGCCGTCGACCAGAGCATCTCTTGGAAGGCTCGGCCTCGACGGCCGACGTCGATTCCTAGTTCGTTCAGGAGCAGCCGCGCGGCCGGATCAAAGTGAGTCTCCTTGATGAAGGCGTGCTGGTCGGCGTAGAATCCTTCGGGGTCTCTGGCGGCAATCTCTCTCCACCTGTCCTTGAACTCCTGCGAGTTGATCTGCATGCCCGCAAACTCGCCGGCATATCTCGATCGCTCCAAGAAGCTCGCCATTGTGCCGGCGTTCGATGAAATCTGGAAGCTGCCGTACGAGATGCCACCGTGGTCGCCCACGCCAGTCGAGATGGTGCCTGGACCTCTGCCTCCCGACTCGAACTTCTTAGACACAGAACCGAGCGACGAGTCGAAGTCAAACGGAGTTGGCAATGCGCCGCCCGAGGATCTCGGCGGCCGCCGGGTCGTAGGAGTTGCGTAGGACCCCGGAGCAGCCTTGAATGCATTCTGCGTCGTTTGCTCTTGGCGCAGAGACTCGACGGTCTGCACAATCAGAGGAGTGATCCTCGACCTACGCAGTAAGTGATCTACCTGCGCCTTGAACGCTCGCAGCAGGAATTCCTCTTGTCGGTTTGCGACGTCCTCTGCCGAAAGCTGTTCTGTTCTCCACATGCTCGGAGCAGGAGGCGGAACAACAGGGGCAGGTTCGTTAGGCGCGCCTACCATTCTACCTGCAGCCTCGCCGGCCTTCGAGCCTGCCCACGAGCCGCCAAAGTATCCAAGCAATCCTCCGACTGCGCCGCCGACGATGGTACCTGCGACGGGCACCACAGATCCAATAGATGCGCCCAGAGCCGCTCCGCCGAGCGCGCCGCCAATTCCTCCCACACCTGTTCCGACCGCTCCTCCTTTTGCTTCGGCTGCTTCAGCCGCACTGATGTCGCCGGCAGCCTGAGCGGCTGCCGCGTCCTGCCACGATGTGTAGGCCCCATACGTTCCGAGTCCGACAGCAGCCGCTGTCCCTACTACCGGCAATGCCCTGAGGCCCAGACGGCCTGCATTCGCCAGTCCGCCTGTTACAGGAGTCGCACCGGAAGCAACTACAGGACCAGACACGCCGGTGGCTGCTGTTCGCGCAACTGGTTTCTTGTCGGCCACTGTGGGACGGGGCCGGCGCGCCAATGCACCGCGGCCTTGGCGGCCTTGGCGGCCTTGGCGGCCACCTTTCTTGTTTTTGCCGTCCTCTCCACCAGGAACAACGCCACCAGAAGCTCCACCGACAGCATCGGCAGATACCATGGCCACCACCTTCTTGAATAGCGCTACTGCGCCGATGGCGCCTTTGATTACGCCTGTCAGCGCTTTGAGTGGGTTCAGCACAATCCAGATGGCCGCTCCCAGCCCTGCGATAGCGCCGACTGCTCCTGCAACACCAGCATCAATACCGGGAATGATGGCCCCTATCGCCTTGCCTATCTGTTCTCCTATGCCAGACACCGTTCGGAACAACCACCCGAACACCGCCGAGATCGTCGGCAACACTTTCGTTACGAGGTTGACGAAGAACGGGAATAGGTACGATCCGAGCAGTAGCATCAAGGCGGCGCCGATCTTGCCGAGCGTACCAAAGATTCCGTCGGGGTTCTCCTTGAGATTCTTGTTGATGTCCTGTAGCTTGCTCAGCATGCGCTCGTGCCACTTTTCTTCGCGCTCTTCTTGTTCGCGACCGGACTCTTCATCTTCCATCTGCTCCTTCTGCGAGCTAATGGGAGGCGTAGGATCAGGGACGTGCGGAGACCCGAACGCGCCAGATGTGGCCTCGAGCGATTTGGCGATGCGCGAAAGCAACTCGTTTGTTTCGAGCGCAGCGACTGCAGCAACTTCTGTGTTGCCTTCGATGCGGTCGACTTTGGATTGGAGCAGGTCAGCAAGACGCACAGATCACTACCTTCGGTCTTTGGTTGAGCGGGCCCACCAGGCCGTGAATCCCATGTAGGCACCAATGATTGATCCCATAGTCACAAAGAACCACATGATGATGTCGGTGAGCACATCGAGTCGTTCTGTCGGAATGTAGAAGATTGCAAGTGCCGTGACGGCAATCGTCGAAATGAGCGCAATCCACGCCATCCGGCGCCGACCCTTCCACTGCTCCCTGGGGGCGGGCGATGTGTCTGTCGGACGCATTCCCGACACGTCCGGAACGTCCCCACGAAACCCAGAGTCAAAGCCGTGACCGCCGAGACCGTACCCAAGGTCGCTCGGTTCACCAAATTCGCGGCGATGTTGCGCGAGATCATCTGGATGCACGGGCTGCCTGTTCGTTCTTCTCTTTCTGCTCCTCGAGGTGGTCGAGCAGCATCTGCACATAGATGTCACGTTCGTATGGGAACATCCCCTCCACCTCCGTCAACGAATAGTGGTGATGGTTAATCAGGGCGAACATGAGGCGGTAGTACTCTGCGAGCGACGAATACCCCGCCAGTATCAGAAAAAACTGTCGATGCCTACTAGTTCGAGGGACGCCGCCGTGCCGTCTTCGCGCGTGTATTCGACGGTGTGCCGAATCACAGGCATCGTCACGACGAACCTCTCGATAGCCTCCAGCTGCGGTCGACGGAATCCGTCGAAGAACTCCTCGAGCTGCGCGTCGTCATAGTCGCGTGGATCGTACACCTCGTCGTCGGTAAAGATGACATCGATGCAGGACCTAAACAACATCTTGGTGGCTTGGGCAGCGTCGATCTGGTTCATGCGCGAGTATGCTTCGGCGTCCTTGAAGGTCGGGTATCTCATTCTGACCGACAGCATGTCCGTCAGCTTGATGACGTTCGTGTGTCCTTCGGCTATAGATGCATTCACCTCATCGAGGTTCACAGACACCTTGTACTCTTTCTGGTCCGACGCATCGGTAATGAGGAACTCTGCAACGTTCGAGACAGATCGAGCGCGGAGTCGAAGGAAGAACAGCTCGATGTCGACCACTGCCATTTCGTCGACGTCGATGTCGTCAACGATGCAGTTGTTGATGATCTGCGTGTACACGCTGTAAATGTCGGACGGCGCCTTGGTCTCCATCGCCATCATCAGCAGCTTCTCCTCCTTGACCGTGAATGGCCTGAACCGAACGATCTTGCCGTTGGAGGGAAGCGTCATCTCGTAGATGGGCTGAGCGATCTTTGGTAGCGGCTTCTTGGCAGTGGTCACGGTGTGCTCAAAATGGCATCATGGGAAGTTGATAGGACGTACAGCGCGCGACACAGCAGTGGCGAGTGTATTCTGCGCCTGCGATACTGCACGCTGCTGAAGGCTATTCTTGTACTGGCGAATGTTGGTGCCAATACTGCGAATCGTATTTAGCGCGTGTGCTGTATCGCCCGACGCAGCGCTGAGAATCGACCGGCCGATGTCGTTGACGGATCCGGACAGCGCACCGCGCAGCGACGACTGCAGCCCCGGAAGAATAGAGCTCGACAGCGTGTGGCTAATTCCCGCCAGCATGCCGCTGGCTGATGGCGTCACGACCTGAGCTCGGAGTTGGTCAGGTCTGAATGGACGGACTCTTGGCGCAACCCCCGATTCCAGGAGAATGGGGTGGTAAGATGGCACGAACGTCTGAAACGCCATGGTGACGGTAAACGAGCTCACGTCGTCGACCGTTGCCCAATCAAACACGATGTCGCCAATTGCAGTCGGGAATGCCTCGTAGTAGGCGATCTCGACAACCGCATGTCCGCTGACGTCCAGGGCATACAGGCGCACCGTCGATGCGTAGTGCGACTTGTATTGAGCTTCGGCCAACATAGCACCGTTGTACTCTGCATGCTGTTGGAACTCTCTGTTCGGCGGTCCGTGATTGACGATGTTGCGGGCCCACGTGCTGAAGAAGTCATAGGTTGACGCGGCGCCGTCGACGTAGTACCGCAGTGTTAGGTCGCCCATGCGTACCACATATGGCATGTGCGTCGTCAGAGACACGCCAGCGATGTGCTGCTCTTCGG